GCTTGTAACTATTATATAGTTGTGTACAACTCAGTAATCACATGGACAAAGACACCTATAATAATTGGGTGAAAGTTAAGGAAACCTTCGAGGCTTCTGGGAACACTAATAACATGTTTTATCAAAGAGCATGTGCCATAGTCGGCACTGGTAAAGATCCGTTATCAAAATTTCTAGGAGACAAGGAGGAGCCCCATGATGAGTCCGTATGATGATGAGACAGTTTCACGTACAGAAGTACAGGAGATGATTGATGCAGCAATTCGTCAACACAACCGCAATGCTTCTATCATCAGTATGTGTGTCGGGTGGGTTGTTTTGGCTCTCTTCGCTGAGGGTCTTTTGAGGTTGATAGGTGTCATTCCACCAATTTTCCCATGGCTGAATATTCACTTGTAGACTGGATTTGGGTGGTTGTCATCGGATTATTCGGTGCAACCATGATTATTCAGGGGCATTTTATCTATCATGGTAAACATGGTTATTCCAGAAAAGACTATGATGACCAACAAAAAAAAGATCATGTTCGTAAACAAGTAGAAAGAGTTATCAAAGGTAAATGAACGAGGATCAAAAAAGAGAATTTTACAAATCACTCAGGGAAAGGGTTCACCAACTTAGAATGGGACATTTATTTGAAGAACCATGCCCACTCTATGAACCAGAGTGGGATTCAGATTGTCGTATGACTTACGATGATCATGAGTAATGCTGAAGCAATAGAATTGATTAACGCCATAACTCAGATGCTATACATGATGGTTGCTTGGTTGTCTGGAATATATCTTGGTTATATGATAGGTTTTAGAAACGGGAGTGGATCATGAAAGGAAACACAACTCTAGTATTGTATTCTGCGATAATTTTTGGTATAATTGCTTTGTTTGTTGTATGGGGTGTAACCCATGCATATTCACCACTATATTGAACAATGAAGATCTTTATTGACACCGCACAGACTTCTGAAATCCATGAGGCATTTCAGACTGGTTTGGTTGATGGTGTTACAACAAATCCATCTCTCATCATGAAGAGTGGTCGCGATCCTGAGGATGTGTATCAAGAACTGATTGATATTGGCATCCGTGATATCAGTATGGAGGTTGTCGGTTCTGATACAGAAATGTATAACGAAGGTCTCCGTCTAGCTGAAAAGTTTGGAGAACAAGCTACTATTAAACTTCCCTGCACCCGTGATGGTCTGCAGGTCTGTCGTCATTTGACCGCAAAAAACATTCGTACAAATGTTACCCTCATCTTCTCTGCTTCTCAGGCTGTACTTGCTGCGAAAGCGGGTGCAAGTTATATTTCTCCTTTTGTTGGTCGTCTTACCGATAATGGTTTTGATGGTCTTGAATTGATTCGTACTATCTACGAAATCTATAAGAAGGACGGATGTCCTACTGAGATTCTTGCTGCATCTGTACGTAGTCCAGAAGTTGTTGCCCTTTGTTATCGTGAAGGTGCTGACATCTGTACTATTCCACCAGGTGTTTTCAACAAGATGTATGAAAGTGTCCTGACTCGTGAAGGACTTGCTATTTTCCAAAAAGACTGGGATTCTATCCAGAAGTGATGACAACTTATGAAAAAAACTATTCTCGCTATGATTGCAGCAGTTTCTCTGGGAACTCCTGCATTTGCTGATCCAATCACCGAAGACGAGTTCTTCACCCCTCATGCTCAGGGGTGCATGTTGCTCCAAGAATGTACCGATCATGTTCAAGAACTTAAAACAGTTTCTGATCTCAATAAAAACGAGGAACTGGCTGATATTGATTATAGTATTGTTGCTGATGAGTTTAACTCTCTCGTCCGATCACTTAATAAGGTCGGAGCTAAAGTTTTTCTAGCAGACATGCGATATTTCCCAATCGGTCATCGGGGTGTCTATCATACCGTAGGTAACAACTTCTTCTTGAATGTTGCCCATATGCATCGTCCTGGAGTGATGATGTCGGTAATGCGTCACGAAGGATGGCACGCTGCTCAGGATTGTATGGCAGGAACAATCAATAATAATTTCATTGCTATTATTCACAATCAAGAAGAAGTTCCCAAGATGTATCAAGCAATCGCAAAGAGTGCTTATGCATCGCAACCACACGCTATTCCCTGGGAGAAAGAGGCATACTGGGCAGGTCATACTGAGGGTATGACTCAGGCAGCACTTGAGTCATGTGCTGCTGGTACTATGTGGAGTGATTACGAACCCACACCTATGACACGCGAATGGCTTGAAGAAAACGGATACATTAAATAAGACAGACGAGGAAAGAAACCATGTCACAATTCTGCTTCACCGATCTCTCTGATGAACAACGCCGATTGTTAATCGACGCAGTATGGATGAGACAAAGACAATATATTGCAGGAGATAGAATGTTCAGAGAGTATGGAAAAATGTTAGATGATTTGCGATTTGGTTTTGAAAATTACGTTCCATGTCAATACAGATGAAAGCCATTGTAATTTTTGGTGCAACGGGAGACCTTTGTAAGAGGAAACTTATTCCTGCACTTCATGAATTGTTTCAAAGAAACCTACTTCCAGAAAACTTTCTAATTGTAGGATCTTCTCGGAGAGATCCAGGCACTAAATCCTGGACTGATAGCCTCGGGGATTACCCCGAGGATTTTTTACAAATGATGGACTATGTGTCCACTGATCTGGACAACCCAGAATCACTACATCATCTGGATTATCTAAAGGAGTATGATACAACTTACTTCCTTTCAGTTCCACCAGAGAGGTATGCAAATGCAATTGTCAACCTTAAAGCATCGGGTGCTCTCGATGATCCCGAAAGGTCCAGATTGGTTATCGAAAAACCCTTTGGGCACGATTATAAATCTGCTGATAATCTACAGTCAGTGGTGGGCAGGCATCTACGCGAGAAACAAGTATATCGCATTGACCATTATCTTGGTAAAGATACTGTCAATAACATCCTTGCTACTCGTTTCAGTAATATTCTTCTTGAACCACTTTGGAATCGTCAGTACATAGAAGAAGTTCAAATCTTTGCAACTGAAACTATCGGTTGTGAAGGTCGTGCTCAATATTACGAAACTTCTGGTGCAGTGAGGGACATGTTGCAGAATCATCTGCTTCAAGTTCTTGCGTTGATTGCAATGGAACCTCCTTGTAAGAACGATGCAAAGGAGATTCGCAGAGAGAAAACTAAAGTTCTTGCTGCGACTAGACTTGGTAATGAAATGATCCTTGGTCAATATCAATCGTATAGAGACGAGGATGGTGTTGATGAGAATAGTACTACTCCAACATTTGTTGCTGGTAATCTATTCATTGACAATTGGAGATGGGAGGGTGTTCCTTTTCACTTCATGACTGGTAAGAAAATGCCAGTATCTTGTGTCGAGGTTGTGATTAAATTTAAGTCACCACCACAAACACTATTTGAAGGTCATGAATGCAATGACAGAATCGTAATGCGATTCCAACCTGATCCTCACTTGGATATGAGAATCGATATCAAGTCTCCTGGACTTGACGATAGAGTTGAACCTGCAACACTGCAGTATCACTATCCAAAAGATAGAGCTGTAGATGGTTATGTTCGACTTCTGAATGATGCAATTACTGGTGATCAATCACACTTTGTTCATTCTGATGAAGTGTTAGAATCTTGGAGAATTGTTGACGATCTCCTTTGTACTGGAGATCAATGTCGTATCAGGACCAAACCTTATATCTATCATGATGGACTATGGGGACCTTGGTACAAACTAGACCAAATCACTAACTGGGACTTTCCGCTGAGGTTAAATTAGGAAATGGAAACATTATTTGTATTTCTTTTCATTACCTTGCTAACTACTAGTATGCATCTAACATGGCCAGGTAGATACCGAGGGTAACATGAAAAAACAATCCGAGGAAGAACGCAAAAAGAAAATAGAGGAGATCGCAAGACACATGCATCCGCATGATGACGAACCAGATCCTACTGCTTATATGGGGAACTATAACTTTCCTCAGATGCTTTTTGCTTTCTGCCTTGGATTTGTGACTATGTTTGTCTTATCAGTTAATGAGATAAACAATTTCAAAGGATGTCCTTTACCAGAATATTTTATCAACGAAGGAAAACAATGAAAGTAGGACTAATCGGACTCGGACGGATGGGCGAAGGAATGTCCCGTCGAATGATGAGCCGAGGAAACATCGAAGTTTATGGTTACAGAAGAAATGTCGCAAAGGCACAAGAAGCAGCAACGAACGGGTATATTACTGCAGCTGCAGATTCTTTGGAAAGCCTTGTTCAAGTAGTTAAAGATGGCGGATCTGCAGGTCAAGTACCTGGAATCTTCCAACTTGTTATTCCCGCAGAACTCGTAGAGGAGACGATCAATGAGTTACTACCATTACTTAGTGATGGAGATATTGTTATTGATCATGGCAATTCCAATTTTAAGGACTCGCGCCGCAGAGCAGAGTCCCTGGAGAAATTGGGCATCCAATATATTGATTGTGGTACTAGTGGTGGTGTCTACGGTTTGGAGCGTGGATACTGTCTTATGGTTGGAGGCAGAGATCAAGCAGTCGGCGTATGCCGCCCTCTATTCGACGCCCTCGCGCCAGGCATCGGCGCTGCCCCACGAACAAGTGACAGAGACAACTTCACTTGGTACCCAGAAGAATTTGGATGGATTCATGCAGGCGCCCCAGGTGCAGGTCACTTCGTGAAGATGGTTCACAATGGAATCGAATATGGAATCATGCAAGCATACGCCGAAGGATTTAATATCCTGCATGAGGCTAATGCTGGGAGCAAGTACGTTAAGGAGGGTGATGCAGAAGTCGCTCCAATGGATTGTCCAGAAGACTATTGTTATGACATTAACGTTGCTAAAGTGGCTGAGTGTTGGCGCCGCGGTAGTGTTGTTGGTTCTTGGTTACTTGACCTTACTGCGGATGTATTACGCCGCGACCGAGAGCTTGATGCTTTCGCTGGGGGTGTCTCCGATTCTGGCGAGGGACGTTGGACTGTTCACGCTGCTGTGGACCTTGGGGTACCCTCTCCTGTCATCAGTAGTGCATTGTGGTCGCGTTTTGAGTCGCGCCGTCTTGGTGCTTTCGCAGCCAAGGTTCTAAATGGTATGCGTGCTATGTTTGGAGGACATGATGTCCGATAAGACTCATTTTATCTGCACAAAGTGTGGTGGTAAGGGATGTAAACACTGCAATAATGGTTGGGAGAAATGATGTTAGGTAACGTTCTTTTATATGCATGTGTTCCATTTTGTCTGGTGACATTATTTTTTGGAACTAAAGGTGGTTACTATGATACTGATAAGTATGATGGTGATGGTACTGCACATAAGGTATTAAAATGAACCACGAACAAACACAACAGAGTCACCCCGAATCGGAACAACAACCACATCCAGAATCAGAACAACACGGGCATGAAGAGTCATGATTCACCACGTCCAATTGTTTGTTAGACATACTATGGAAAGTCCATGGGGGATAGGTATCCTGTCCCTAGCATTGGTGGTAGTTCCCATCATTGGTATGGATTTAGTTCATAAGTATGGTTGGGAGCATTGGGAACCATTTAACAAACCATTTGACAAGTGGTTTGAGAAATAGTATAATGTTGTGGTTGAGAGATCAACTGCGGTGACCCCCTTGGTAGTTCAGGGTTAGCGGCGATAGGAACTACCAACTCGGGTCTTAGTTCAGTTTGGTAGAACGCTGCTTTTGGGAAGCAGAGGTCACAGGTTCAAATCCTGTAGACCCGATTTTAGATTTTATAAATAATCTTCAACCGATGGAAGTATATTCAGTGGAGTATTGGCAAGAGAACTGGGACGAATTGATGGGTAGAGTTGAAAATGGAGAGACTATAGGTATAGAAAATAAAGAGACTGGAGAGAGATGCGTAATGGTTCCTGCAGATGACGAACTTCTCCGCATTTACACCGAACAAAACAACGAAGCTTCTTGACGGATTACTCCCAACCCCTTATAATATAGAGGTCAACCACACAGGACGATGACAATCGCAACTAAGTTCAAGAAAGACATTCAAACACTCCGTGCCGCCGCGGAAGGTGATATTTTCCTTGATGTAAAGAATCCGAAACTTTTCAAAAAGGTACGCCGTTATTATGAAAACAATGGTGTAGTCTTCTCTGGTGATCCACTTGATGATTATGAAATCATGATGGAACACATTTATAATGATCTTGAATCTGTGGAGGTGTCGTGAAAATTCTCCTAGAGCGTTTTCCGTATCGTTACGTGGAATGTGGAACCCTAGAAAATGGGTTCCCTGACTATCGTATTCAGAAAGCCCATCATTATACTAAGAGGTACACTGACATGTATCTCCTTGATAATCAGATGCAACTTTTGACTGCGATTGATGATTTCGAGTACACCAAATGGTTAGATCCTGAAGGTGTACCTTGTTACATCAAAGACTCGGTATCGTCTAGAAACTAGCCCTGGTCGGGATCCCCCCTTTCCCCTTTCTTTGGTTTACTAAATAACTGAAGATAAAGAAGTTATCATTGTAATAACATGGCGGCAGTCTTAACTAACTCTGGTATTCAGTTTAGTGATAACACAACTTTGAACTCTAAGTATGGTATCATACCTCAGAGTACTCAAATGTTGTTTCGTCGAAGTTCAGCACCAACTGGTTGGACTAAACAAACTAGTAGTACTTTTAACAATTCAGGCTGTAGGATTGTTACTGGTAATGTAAGTACTGGTGGAAACCAAGCTTTTACCAGTTCTTTTGCTCAAAGAGCAATTCAGAGTGGAGTTAGTGTTTCGGTAAACGGCGGTAACGTTCAAAACCATACACTATCTACCCCTCAAATTCCTTCTCACAACCACCCATACCAAAGACCTAATGCGTCTAGAGGTTATCATGCTGCTACACCAAATAGTAGTAGTCCTGCAATTTATACCACTAACGGACAGAATACTGGTAACAGAGGTAGTAATGCCCAACACTCTCATGGTCGTAATGGATTCTCCTCTAGTGGTAACCTAGCTACCTCTATGGACTTGAGAGTAAAGTATACAGATGTTATTATCTGTAGTTTCAACTAAGTTTCCTAGTTCTTAAAACTAGGTGGTGGAGTCAAACGACCCTATAAATAGAAAAAGAATAAGTTAAATTTCAGTAATGGCTCTCCTTCGTATTAGACAACAGGGAATTGACTTTCAAGATGGAAGTCGAATGACATCGCTGTTCAGTATTATTCCACAGAATACTAAATTGTTGATTCATGCCTCAACGGCTCCTACTGGATGGACAAAACTCACTGGAAATGGGTACAACAATGCTGCATTGCGAGTGATGAGTCAGGGTACCTTCAACAGCACTACTCAAACTGGAACGGTATTCACTTCAGCTTTTAAAGTTCACCAGAAATCATACACAATTCAAAGTACAATTACGGGATTAAGTGTAGGTGATCACACCCTAACAACTCCTGAGATACCTAAGCATAGCCACAATATGCCTAACGCTGGTGGTGGTGCTGGTGTTTCTAATAGCACTCCTAGTAATCAGGGTGGACAACGTGCCGACATGACTAGTGGTACAACAGGTAACTTTAGTAGTGATGGTATTCATGCACATCCTAGTACTTATCAAACAGTAACGGGCCCTCTTTCTACAAATCATAGTCTTGACGTTAAATATGTAGATATGATTATGTGTTCATTTAATGGATTTAGCTACACCTGTCTCTTATACGC